ATGGAAAAGATAAGAGGAACTTGGCTTGCGGCTTAGAAGAACCTAGGCTCTGGGGTGCCTATATATAGGGCATTTCAGAGCAAGCCCTAAAAAATAGAAAGAAAGAAGGCTTTAGGGCTGGATTTTGTAGGATTTTGTATTATAAGCGGTGCTTATATTATTATTTTATTATCTATTTATAGATCAAAAAAAATATATATCTTTTTAGTTATGATCTATTGCATTAATAATGTATTAATATATAATTATATAAATAACTCAATGAAGGGTTATTAATAAGGGAGATAAAAAAATGAAATCAACAAAATATTTAACAGAATTACTAGCCTTTTATTATGCAACTAATGACGTGCAAATATTGGAGGAGATAACAAACTATCTAAACATTGATTGGGCTAAGTTTGTGGCTAAGTCTGAGATTATGGAATCAAATCTTGAAATATGGAGACCCTATATAGAGCAAGAAATAAATATAAAAGCATTAAGAAAGGTATTTAAATAATGAATATTGAAAAAGATAATCTAAAAAGATCAGAAAAAATATTTGATAATGCCATTCAGACAATGGGCAATCAAACCAAAGAGAAAGCAAGCAAGACATTATATAAAGCACTGGTTAAGATTGCAGAGCTTTCTAGTCATAGCCCTCAGCATGAGGTTATATATTCAGGCTTGGGGGAAGGTATACAGCCTACAGACCTACACATTTTATATGAAGCTTGCCCTATTGGTGAAAGGTGGGGCGTTGAGCTTTCAATGTGTAGATTCAATCATTTTTATTTAGAAACTTATTATGGAATTGATGCCATATTTTGTGATAAATAAGTTGACTATTAATACTATATTAATATATAATTATATAAATAATTCAATAAAGGATTATTTAACAAGGGAGATAATATGAAAAACTATAAACTAAATATCAAAACTAGAACGCCTAGGCGTGTTAGAAATGCAAGGCTTAGAGCTTTGAAATATTGCTTTTATACTACAGGGCTAATAGCCCCTTTAGTGCTTGCCTTGCATATCGTAATGCTAGGGGGTGCATCGTGAGTAATACAGCACTTAAACTAGAAGAGAAAGCCCCGAAAATGGGTATGTGGTTCGCTAACTTGTCCGCATATAATAGCGGTTCACTTGTTGGCGGTTGGCTTTATCCGCTGGACTTTGATTCTTTTGATGAGTTTGCAGAAGCTATTAAAAGAGTAACTAGAAACGCTGATGAAGTGGCGGTTCATGATTATGATGATTGCCCAGATATGGGCGAATATCCAGACCATGAAGAATTATATAATTTAATTCATGCCATGGAAGATTCATATATAGATAATGAAATATTAATTAAATATATGTCTAACCAGCATGATTATTCCGCTGATCTAGTGCAAGAAGCGGAAGAATCTTTTATAACAACTGCCGACACATTTAAGGATTTTGCATATGAATATGCGGAGGAAGAAATACAAAATACTGTAAACGCTGACGCGGTTCAATTTGTTTTTAATCATTTTGACTATGACGGATATGCCAGAGATTTAGAGCATAGCTTTACTGTAATTACATTAGATAATTATGATGTGGCAATTTTTAGACCATATTAAGGGGGATATGATGCAAAATAAAAAGAAACTTATTACCAATATAGGGGGCGTTAGAATAGAAGCATCAAGCCATGAAGAGCTAAAAACTCTTATGGCTTACGCTATCAAATGCCAAGACAACAACAAAGCGGAAGAGCTTAGAAAGCTACAAACTAGGGGGGAATATGAAACTTAATATTAGAAATGATTTTTCTTTGTTTGTTGCTATCAATGAATCAAAAAAAGCATTAAACGAATCCAGTATATCTGTTGCTTGTTTGCTTGATGATATTGCAGTCAATGAAAATACTGATATCAATATTGCAGAATTGCAAAAGGATATTGAACATATTCAAGATCAAATTACATATCTTGAAAATAATTTTAAAACTATAGAGGGGATAATATGAAAAATAAAAAAATACATTGGATTGGCTTTGATGATCAATACATGGGAGATCATGGGGGCGAATGGGATGCATGGTTTTTATCTGATTTTTTATGTTTAATTGATGGGCGTATTAGTTGCACCTCAAAAAACTATATTGAAGCCACAACAGAAGATTATAAAAAGAAAATTTGCTTTTATTCTGACAAAGGTAAATTTATAAATTTTATAAATTGGGATGATCTGGATAAATATAGTTATACACAAAAAGACTATTTAGCCTTTGAGGGCTTTTGTGCTAAATATGATTTACAACATGAGGAATGGAGCGATGACTAAAAAGCAAACAATAGGGGAGGATGATGCCTAATTATTAAATATATTCAATCTCAAGGGGCTTATAAGCCCCTTTTTTTTTGATGTCTCAAAAATTGTTTATGTAGTTCTTTGTGTAGGTTGTTTTTTATAACCATTTCTCCAACTCTAAAGAAGTTTATAAATTTTTTATGCTTAATGAATGGAGTAAAAGCAACCAAGAGGTTGAGCCCCTCTTTTCCTTTTCTTCCTTGCCTTTCCCATATTCCGTATTTCTTCGAGCCTTCGCCTTTTGGTACGCCTTGAAACCTTGAGCCCTTCCTGCTTGCTACAGGCGTTTTATCAATTTTTTTTAATAATCCGCCTTTAGTGTTTAGCTGTAATATATTACCGAATTTGCCCTGTTTGCTTTTTGCGTCTCTGGTGGGTGATGGATAAGAACTTCTTCTGGCTGGTTCATCGTCTCCGCTATAAATATAATGTAAAAATTTTGACGCATAATCTTTGACCCTTACAGTCATAGCTAGTTTATTGCTTTTGCCTTTTGCAAATTGAGAGATGACAACGCTTTTGATTGTTTGGGGTCTTGGTCTATCTAATTTTTTATGCAGTTGAGCCCTTTCAGCGTTTACTATTTTTTCCCCTGTATAGTTCATAGCCCTCGCCATGATTTTGTTAAAATCCTTTTTATTTAATTTTTTGTTTAAGTCTCTTCGGACTTCTTTAAGATTTGATTTTAAGGTAACTCGCATATTTTTATTATAAAACTAAATTTGCCTTAATACTAAATTTGCCTTAATACTAAATTTGCCTTAATTACAAATTTGCCCAATGGCTTTTGTTGTCAAATTTTAAACCATTCTCTTCAGCAACTTTTAAAATAGTCGATTTGCTTTTACCCATAGATACAGATACTTCGTTAAGCGATTTGCCTTTATCGATTTGCCTTTTAAGATTTTCAATACTGATTTGCTTTTTTTGTCTTGTCATAGATTCTCATAATGCTCTATAAGTTTATTAAGATACCATGAAGCCTTTTGTAAGTCCTGTATGTTGGCATCTTTATATTTGTGCCTGTGTATATATTTTATGATGCTGCCCTCAAGATAGGAAGGGTAATTATCACCAAGTTGTTGTTTTATATATTGAATACACTCTACTCCATTATTATTGTAATGTGGTGGATGGTTAACCATATCTTTGCTCATTTCATTCTCCTTGTTAATTCGTTTCTACATTTCTGCTTGATCTTTAGTTTGGTTGATGGGTTATCAATCATATCCTTTAGCTCTTTAGTGCTGGTGCACTTAGCATAATAGTGAGTAGTGCTCATCCTGCCTGTTTGTCTGTCTCTAATCTTTTGCGATTTGCTTATTTTTATTGGCATTCTTCTTCCTTTTTTTATTGTTAAATATCTTTTCCCAATTGTCTTGATATTGTGTTCCCTTCTCTGGTCTACGCTTGCTACCCTTACTCATCATCATCCTGTTGCATATAGTAAAAGGTTAAGCCCCAGAGAATAATGAATACAGGTATCAGCCATAGTGTAATCATTTCTTTTCTATCCTCACAAACTTACTGCCCTCAAACATCATTGCTAACTCCAGTCTCATATCCATAAGTTCTTTTGGTACACATCTAAGCAGTTCTTGTATCGATATGAAATTTGCCTTTCCTTCGCTTTTGTACATTTGCATTGCTCTTGGAATTTCATAATCTAAGTCTGTAACATACCAAATTTGCCCATCCCAATCAAAACAGCGTATATGTGGCTCAAGTGGTTTGTAGCCAAGAGTCATTAGCTCATTCATCAAAGCTACATATGCTCTTCGCATCATCTGAATCATTTTCTGGGTTTGAATATCATTATTTTCAGCAACAGATTTTTTAAATAGCTGCTCTGCTTTCATAAACTTAAGCCTAAGATCAACACCCACTAAACGATCTATTCTGTGCCTGTCGCCCCAAGTAGTGTGAAACTCTTTTTTCTCTGCCTGATATTCTTCCAGCATTCTTAAAGTTACAGAGGAATATTTTTTGTTTTCTTGTTTTTTCATAGTATATAAGTCCTGACAATCAGTGGGGGAGTAGGGGTAGTACTACGTACTACTACCCTACCTACCCCATACTTCTTGCTTTTGGGGTAGTTATCTTACCCAAACTACCCCAACTAACTACCCCACTACCCCATCATAGGTATAATGTTCTTAAATTCGTATTTTTGGTAGCCATCAATAGTTTCTAAGGTGTAGATTAATTTCTTTTTAACCATCTGATTAAACTGATATTTAATCTGATCCTTATTCATATAAATAGAATTACCCTCATCATCCTCACCTAACTTTACCCTGTTTGGGTAAAAGTCAGATTGTGTTAAAAATATTTCATGTTCTGGAACGCCTTTTTCAGCAGCCCTAACAGCAGTCTCAGCTTCAAAAGCCATCCATACTTGTTTTAACTTCCACGTCATATCATCATCAGCATCAAAATTAAATTCAATCTTTTCTAAATAAGCACTGCTAATCTTTTTATCATTAATAGTTACTGAATGATCTACCAACTTAAAAGCTAATCTAGTGTTATGCAATGAGTCTTTGTTTAGCGTTTGCTCAAACGTCAAATTCATCTCATCATCTGGTGAGTCCTTATCTCTTACAACTTTAAACTCATTATCTAATGAAGCTGGTATTACACTTGATCCCCTAGCCCTATCAGCATTGCCATGACCTGTATGATGCACCATAAGGACACAACACTTATAGTCTGCTATGAGTTTATCTAATTTGCTTATAAAGCCACCAACATCTTCAGAGCTGTTTTCATTACCACTGAATACACGTTGAAACGTGTCTAGCACCAATAAATTAAGCTCACCATGACTTGCAACTATCATCTCAATTTCTGCTATCAAGGCAGTAAAATCAGCATCATCATTAATTCTTACAGTTCTATTAGATATGTAAAAAGGTGCATCTGCCAATGATTCTCTATCATCAAGAATCGAACATCTGGAACGTATACCCCTGAGCCCCTCTCCTGCCACGTAAAGAACGCTAGATTTCTTCTTGACCCCATGACCAAAGAACTCATTACCTGATGCTATAGAAGCTGCCATAGCGATTGCAACAAACGATTTGCCTGACTTGGGTGCTCCAAATACACTAACCAAGCTTTCTTGCTCTATGACATCGTCAATCAACCAGTTAGGTTCATCTACTTGCTGAATTATCCTGCTTACAGGCTCAACATAAAACGCTCCTCTAGGTCTTTCGGCTGGGCTACCTAAAATATAGTCCTCAAGCTCGTCAGAGCTTAAATACAGGTTTAATTCGTTTGCTTCATGCAAATCGCCCTTTTCTGGCAAATCTTTATGTGGCTGACACGTGATGACG